ACATGGCTGCCGTCGTCCTTCATCAGGTAGTCAAGCTCGGTGCTGATGTTTCCTATCGGCGAGCCCTCGAACGTCATCTGCTCAACAGCCATGTCGCTGACCACCGAGATATTCTCCTCCTGATCCAGAACGATGTGATAATCGCCATTCAGACGGCCCGTGATCTGCGGCAGGAAAGGCATGGCCGACGTCAGTTCGCCCAAGTCCAGACGGTTCACCGAAACGGTCAGGTCCTGGAGATATGAATTATCCCGGGCATCGTTATCGGTGTAGATCTTCAAGCCCGTCCGGTCGTCAGCCACGAGGTCGATCTTGGCCTGGATGCGCTTGTCGCTGCCCAGGAAGATGTAGTTGTCCTTATTCAGGTTGAACTCCTTATAGCCCACCGTCGGACGGTCGGGCATCAGGCGGAAACGGATGCCGTTGTCCTCCATCTCGGCCGTGGCACCAATCCTCACGCCGAGGCGACCACGCTCGTCAAAGAAGCGCAGTCCGGCCAGCGCACCGTGCTCATGAAGATGACCGTCAACGAGGGCGTTGAACACCATCTGCGGGTTCTTCTTGTTGTTGCACACACGACCCTGGTAGGTCAGGCGGTCGCCCTTCTGCTTGAACTGCAGACTGACGGTATCGATGAGGGTGCTGTCGTACTTCAAAGAATGGATATGGGCCTGTCCGTTAACACCTGTCTCGGGCGAGGTTGTCAGGTCAAGAAGCATATCCTTGAAGTCAATGTTATTCGAGCGGAGAATGGCCGTCAACGGGTTGTCCTGCCCACTGGAGGCGTAAAGGCGCATGGTGGGCAGCAGACGACGGATGGCGGGCTGGTCAATGACCTTGTTATGGTACTGGGCAGACGCTGAGTCGGCAAGCGTCGACAGCTGACTGAGCAAGCGTTCGTAGTCGCCGCTGACGTCGGCCTTGACGACTAGGCTGCCGCTCTGCAGGCGGGCGATGGTTGTGTCGCGGTCGGTCTTCAGGTAGACGCTCAGGTTCTCAGGATGATAAGTTCCATTCTCATCCTTGATGTAGAGACTGCCTAAGAGCCCGTTCACCTCGTGGGTCTTGTTCATGTCGGTAGCCACATCGACGGTGCCCTTGACACCGATGGACAGCGGGTGGTCTGTCAGACGTAGGCGGTAGAGGTCGACGAGCTGCAGGTCGGTTGTGACGGCAGCAGCCACACGTCGTTTATTGAGCAGTGCGTCAATGCCGATACTACCGTCGAACAGCTGGTTATGGCCAGTCATGTCGGCGATGGCACGACCGTCCTTCAACGTGGCCTTCGCCTTGACGTCGTCGATGTCCCAATGGCCATAGCGCAATTGCCGGATGTTGGCATCGGCCGTCAGCGTGGTGCGAGGACTGAAGAAGTCCAGTCCCCTACCCTTGACCTTGGCGTCGGCCGTCAGCGTATAGATAGAGTCGTGAGGGAGGAAGCGATGGAGGTTCAGGCGGTGGACGCGGATGTCGGCATCATAGCGTTCGGTCACGCCGTTGTAGGAGCCTTTAACAGCGGCTGTTCCTTCGCCCTGGCGTGCCGTCAGGTCAGCTGTATACATCTTACCATCGGCCTGCAGCCTGCCAGCCAGCGACGTGGAGGGCAAACGGAGGGAAGAAGGCAGGTAGGACTGAACAAAGTCCATTCGCTGGGTTTCAGCCTGCACGTTAAGGTCGGCCTGCAGGCGGTCGAGGTCGTTCACATGGCGAACGGTTCCGTCGGCCTTCAGATGGAATGCCGTAGGCAGCTGTACGTCAAGTCCCGTCACCTCCATGCGCTCCATGTTGCCATTGACGGAGCCTTTGACTGTCAGCGGATGGTTAGGCCACTGACGAACGACCTGAGGCGGCAGGCTACCCGCAAACCGTAGCAGGTCCTGCTTGCCTATCTGGGCATTCAGACGTGCACGCATTTTACCCGGGTTGATGGAGTCGACGACGCTGAAGTCCATATCGACCTCGGCCTCTATGTCGGAGTCGGGCGTACGAAGCACCATGTTCGGCATCTGAACATGGCTAAAGGCCGTATCCAGCCGGACACCGCCGCGCAGCTCCGTCAGCTGCAATCCGGTATCCTCGTCTTTCAGAGCGGCCTGACGGACATAAAACGACGTGCCCTGGGGACCGTAATACAGGGAATCGACGCCAAGACGTATCTGGCTAATGTCGGCAATATCGCGCAGACGGCCCTCATAGAGATCCAGACTACCCACCCGATAGGTACTGGTGCCGAGGTCGATGTCGGCCTGACGAGCGACAGCCATCTCCATATAGGCGCCAATGTGTGTGGTGTCGCCAGGCAGGTGGACATTAACTGCTGTGCGATGGATAGACAGCGAGTCGGCATTAATACGCCATAGCAGCCGAGTGGTACTCGTATCGGCAGCGGCCGTGTCGCTCAACGCTATATCAAGGTTGGCGTCGGACAGACGAGCGCCATTGACCTCCGCCGTCTCACGGCCAAGGTGGATGCCACGCGACGAAAGCCACAACTCGCCGACATGGCCTTTGACACGCAAATCGCTGATAAACCCGTTGGTATTCAACTTCGCGTCATTAAACGATAACTCATTAATAACGACACACTTATCAAATAACGGTTTAAGTTGAACATCAGCAGTAAGACGCTTCACGTCGGCCAAGGTGTCACCCTGATGAACAGCCAAGAAATCATTCAGCTGCAAATCCAGCGGCCACTCCAGCCTGACGCTACCGACACTGATTTGCATCCCCGTCTTTTCCGAGGCGACAGCAGCCACTTTCTTGACCGCCCAGTTCTGTACTGGCGGCAGATAGAGTGAGGCGGCGATAAGGAATGGCGCCAGCAGAAGTGCCACGACAACGCCTACTATCCATTTGACTGCTTTCTTCATGCGGCTGCAAAAGTAGTAAAAAAATATGAATTGTAAGCGTTTTTTGGAAATATTATTGTAGCTTTTGCCACAATGGGTCAGCAGGCAAAGGTGCTTCGACGACAATCGTCTGCTTGGAGACAGGATGCACAAACTCCACCCGACGTGACAGCAAGGAGATGCTACCGTCAGGATTGGAGCGGCGGGCACCGTACTTCAAATCGCCGCGGATAGGGCAGCCAATCTTGGACAGCTGACAGCGTATCTGGTGGTGACGGCCTGTCATCAGCTGCACCTCAAGCAGCGAATAGTGGTCGCCGCGACCCAACTCACGGTAGCGCAGCACCGCCTTCTTCGAGTGGGGCACCTCATGGTCGTAGGCATACGACTTGTTCTGTTTCTCGTTGCGAACGAGCCAGTGGGTTATCTCGGAATAATCGGAAGATTCAGAATAATCAGAAAATGCCAGATTCCCCACCCCTCTTCTCTCCACAATCGCCCAGTAGGTCTTGTGCACCTGACCCTCGGCAAACATCTTATTCAGGCGACTCAGAGCCTTCGACGTACGAGCGAAAACGACCAGTCCAGAGACCGGTCTGTCAAGACGATGAACAACACCAAGAAACACAGCACCAGGCTTTTGGTACTTTTCCTTCAAGTATTGCTTCACAGTTTCAGACAATGGCTCGTCGCCTGTCTTGTCGCCCTGAACGATCTCGCCGCTCTCTTTGGCAACGATGATGATATGATTATCCTCGTAGATGACTTGCATAACTCTGTACCTGATTGAAAATCAATTATATACACGATTTATCAAAATCTTCCGACAATAAATCGGTTCGTGTACGCCTCCCCATTGACACTAATTCGGCCAGTCGGTCAGGGTCGTCAATCACCTCGTCGATGATGGATTCTCTGTAGTGCGGACACTCCAGAACGCCGCATTTCTCAGCGTAGGTGTAAACCTTGTGGAAGAGCTGCCCCTTGGCTCTCTGGGTACGGGGCATCGTATCAGGGAGGCAGACCATCAGCCTGCATCCCCACCCCTCGACTTGGGAAGAGAGACGGCATCTGTCCTCATCCCATTTCTCACAGCACTGTCTTACGAGCTCAGTCATATCCTTCTGGGAAGTTTTATTATCAAACAGCGTCTTTCTTTTCAGGAATGAATTTTTCCGCGCCGATTCTGGCACGGAGAAGTTCAATCTCATGCTCCCTTCTCATCAGCTCGATTTCCCTCTTGTTCAACTCAGCCTCCTTTTCAAGAAGACGCTCAGCTTTCTCCATGAGGTCGCTCTGCATCTGCATGGCCTTGGCCAGTATTCCGGCAGGGTCGTATGATGCTGGATTCTGGATGAGGTCTGCAGGGACGTCGGATAAGAGAACGGGGCCTTCACCTGTGTAAAGGAACTCCTTACGGACTTGCGGGAAAGCCGCGACGATCATGTTAACCACACCAGGATTGAACTTCTTGGTACGGCCACGCTGGAGGTCATAGATACGCTGGTATGCTATGCCTGTTGCAATGGAGAACGCCGAAGCGTTCATCTGCATGGTGTCGAGCAGCTTGGCTATGATGACCTTGGCATCGACATTGTTCTGTGCGTATTCGCTTTCTTTCATACCTATATATAATAATGTGAATAACCTTTTTTCCGGCAGTCCTCACGGAGTGCTCAGATATTTTTTTAGTATTTTCCGTAAAAAAGATAAGAAAAGTTTGCGTATTTGATAAACTTTTTGTATCTTTGCAACAGAAAATAACGATAACAACGGCAAAGATAAGCATTTTTCCGTTCCTATGCAAATTTGATATGTACCTAAAAATAACAAAATGACAATGAAGGTTATCATTTCTGTTAGGAAGTAGAAACCTCCCCCTCACGGGGGAACAAAATTAAAAAGATGAATCGAATGACAGAAGTAAAGAAGAAACCCATCTCTGGGGAGCTTCGCAAGATTGGCGTCGGCGGCATGGCCGTTTTCCCCATTGAGCAGAGAAGTTCAGTTATCACGGTTGTCAACAAGCTACGCAGAGAGCTTATCCGAAACAACTGGGACTGTGAAGTGAAGGACAACCTGAGCAAGTATCAGGTAGAGGTAACGAGAATCCGCTGATGAAGGAACTGAGCGACACCGAGGTTTGCGTAGCCGAGCAGTATTGCCACGGGCTGACAGACAAGGAGATTGCCGATGTCCTTGACAAGCCGATCTGGACTGTCAGGACGCATAAGAAGCACATCTACAAGAAACTGTCTATCGCCTCTACGCATGAGCTTGTGCTGTATATGGTGTCACGGTATGTCGGCAAGGCTTGGGATGCAAAGGAGGTTAGGCGCATGGGCCTGGCTGCATTGCTCACATTGCTCATGCTGCTGCACATCACCATTGTAGAGAACAAGGACGTGTACCGTCGTGGTCGCAGGGTCGAGGTGGAAATGGAAATGAGGATTGAAGATGCAGAACGTTAGCGGAATGGCCGTCATGGCCCAGAAGTACCAGTCAATCATCGAGAGAACGGAGGACATGACTTTCTCTTGGGCTGTGGCCGTGAAACTCGTTGGAGGCAAGAAGAGGCTGGAGAGGCTGATGCTTGAGGAAAAGGTCAGGTATGACAAGCCGTTTGGAGCTGCAAACACCAGATGGAAGTTCGCCGCCAGCGATATTCTAAGGAACGTAAAGCCGCTGAGCACCTAAAAGTTAAACTTTCTAAAAAGGGCTTTCGGGGTGTCTGAGGATGGCCTGAATCGTAGAAAAAACGACCTGAGATTTGCAAAAATACGATGGTTACAGGAACTTATCAAAGATACAATATTTGTTTAACATTTTAACGATATTACATTATGGGTTTAATCAAGAAAAAGAACGAACTGGACGTAAACGTCCGTTTGAAGATGTTGATTTACGGTCAGCCTGGTATGGGTAAGACCACGTTGGCGCTCAGTGCGCCCAAACCTCTGCTCGTTGACTTTGACGGCGGTATCAACCGTGTGGACTATGAGTTTATCAAGGACACCGTTCAGGCCGAGAAGTACGAGGACATTCTGGACCTGTTGAACAACGAAGACCTGTCCGACTACGAGACACTGGTAATCGACACAGGCGGCAAGCTGCTGGACGCTATGGCCGAGTACATCATCAAGCAGTACCCGAAGATGGCCAAGCGTAACGGCTCACTCACTCTGGAGGGCTTCGGACAGCGCAAGCGTGAGTTCAGTGACCTTCTGAAGCTCATCGACACAAAGAAGAAGAACGTCATCTTTGTAGCCCACCGTCAGACGGAGAAGAACGGTGACGTTACGAGGTATGTCCCACTGTTCGGAGGCTCCAATTACGACAGCCTTGCTACAGAGCTTGACCTTATCGGCTATCTGGTTGCAGATGACCGCAAGCGCACCATCACCTTTGACCCGACTTCTGAATCAGAGGGAAAGAATACCTGTAATATGCCGTCGGTTGTGGAATTGCCCAACCTGAAGGATAAGGACGGGAACGTGGTCGGCGTAAACAACTTCCTTGAAGAGAAGGTTTTCAAGGCTTACCGTGCCCGTCTGATTGAGCGTTCCACTGAAGGTGAGGCATACACGAAGCTCATGGAGCAGATAGATGCAGACATCGAGACCATCGACTGTATCGAGGGTGCCAACAACTACAAGGATAACGTGAAGACTGGCTATGACCATATCGGAAACTCGCTTGCCGTAGCACGTCAGAAGTTCTTGGCCAGAATGAGCAAACTTGGCTTCGTGTATAACAAGGATAAGAAGGAGTACGAGCTTCCTTCTGAGCAGCCTGCACCAGCAGAGGCTCCGGCCAATGAGCAGAAGCAGGAAGAGAAACCAGCTAACGAAAACAAGCCAGCAGATGAGCCACAATCAGGAAAACAGACCAAAGGAGCAAAAGCAGGAAAGTAATTTCTGCTTCTATGCTACGTTGCTGGACGCCTTCCAGAACTATCTCGACACAGACGAGCTGTGGGAGAAGTTCTGGGGGCACTCAGACGACCCGAAGATGACCTACGACGAGTATGCAGACAAGCAGTTTGTCGAGATTATCAACCGAATCAACCGTGTGCCATTCACGAATGATGCGGTTGAGAAGGGTACGGCGTTCAACAACATCGTGGATATGCTCCTTGACGGGAAAACGGATAACGGCCAGTTCCTCTTGCAGACTGATGACGAGAAGCAGCTCATCACCATAAACGAGAGGGAGATAAAGGTTGATGATGACGGCCAGCCATCCGAGACATTTATCAACCAGAGGTCGTTTTCCCTTCCTGTCGTTAAGGAGTTTGTCAATTACTATGAGGGTGCCATGAAGCAGTACTTCACGAAAGGCGTCCTTGATACCTGTTATGGAAACGTCGAGCTGTACGGGTTCATCGACTACCTGCTGCCGTTCAGCATCCATGACATGAAGACGGCTAAGAGCTATTCTGCTGGTTCCTATCGGAAGCACTGGCAGCATATCGTCTATCCGTTCACTCTTCAGCAGAATGGAATCAACATCAGCAGCTTCGAGTATAACGTCACGAACTTCAGGGAAACTTTCACGGAGCTGTATGTGTTCAAGGCCGAAAGGGATATCCCGAGACTCAGGGATATGTGCGAGAGGTTCATAGGGTTCCTTCTGAATCATAAGGACTTGATTACTGACGAAAAGATTTTCAACTATAGAAAGGTATAATATGGCAGACAGTAAATTAGTAGGCTCATTGAATCTGGGCCGTTTGGAGAATGTAGGCATCATGAACGTCAAGGGGAAAACAGCCACAAAGAAGTGTCTGGTCATCCCCATTGAAGAGAATGATATCTACGTGAAGGTAGAGGAAAAGACCAACGAGCAGACGGGTGAGATTACTATCTCGAAGCTCTATGCACTTGGGATTGAAATCTTGGAAAAGCGTGAGCCAGACCAATGGGGTAACGTGTGCTATGCCAAACTTGCCACAAGCAAGGAGTGGATAAACGCACATACTCCGCAAGAGCTGGAGGCACGTAACAAGGTGTACCTTGGTAACTTCAAGTCGGTAGCCATTCCGAGCAGTAACCAGGCATCCACGATGGAGGCGCCGACAATGGAGGCAGACCAAAACGATGACTTGCCGTTCTGATGGGAAAGGTGATCAGACTTGAAAAGACACCCTTCGGAAGTACGAAGCTAAGTTCCTCGCTTGTCGAAGCGGTTGACGCACTGCCTTACGGAAAGTACGTTATCCTAATCGAGAAGCAGGGCTTTGCCCGTACCATGTCACAGAATCGGCTGTTCTGGATGTGGATGGCCCAGTTAGAATACTGGTCAGGTACGCCAAGGAAGGTGTGGCACGACCATTACGTTTCGCTGTTCATACCGCCATACAAGCATGGTACCAGCGACCTGAGTACTGAGGCCATGAAGCACTTCATGAACCAGATACACGCCGATGCGCTTACGGAATGGGGGGTAAACCTTCCCCTTCCTGATGATGCAGATGACAACGATACTTTCTATGAGTTCGTTGACGAGTTCAAGTTCAAATAGTTATTCACAAATTAAAAATCAAAAGCATTATGAGAAGTAGAACAGCAGAATGGTTTGAAGTCAAAATCCGCTATGAGAAAGTCATGGAGGATGGCTTACAGAAGAAGATTACAGAGAAGTACACTGTTGACGCCCTGAGCCATACAGAGGCAGAAGAGCGCATCACTGAGGAAATGTCTGCGTATATCAGTGGCGAGTTTGAGGTCAAGGGTATTGTTCCGGCATCCTACAAGGAGATTTTCTTCTCAGACAATGAGAACGACGACAAGTGGTATAAGGCCAAGCTCCAGTTCATCACCATTGACGAGAAAACTGACAGGGAGAAGCGTTCAAACGTTTACTATCTAATTCAGGCAGGCTCGTTTGGTCAGGCCGTGAAGCACATTGATGAAGTCATGGGAGGAACCATGATTGACTATGTGATAGTGTCTATGGCCGAGACTACGCTGATGGACGTTTTCGAGTACAAAAAGAAGTCTGATGACGTCGTTGACGGCAAAATGAAGGCAGCTGGTGAGTAAGTTCGTCCTCAGAGACTATCAACAGCAGGCCAGCGACATAGCGGTAGATTTCTTCCGCTCAAAGGCTAAAGGGAACGGCATTATCATTGCCCCAACGGGCAGTGGTAAGTCGCTCCTTATCGCTGATATCGCCAGGCAGCTTAACGGAAACGTCATTGTCCTTCAGCCGTCGAAGGAGATTCTCGAGCAGAATTTGGCAAAGCTGCAGAGCTATGGAGAGACTGCAGAGGTCTATTCGGCTTCCATGAAAAAGAAGAACATCGGCAGAATCACCTATGCCACCATCAAGAGCGTCATCAATCATCTGGAACTGTTCGATGAGTTTGCAGCCGTCATCATCGACGAGTGCCATGAGGTCAATTCGGAAGGTGGCCAGTATAAGGATTTCATCGAGAAGGTTCCTCGAAAGGTTCTGGGCCTGACAGCGACTCCATACAGGCTGTACGCTTCCCAAGGTATTGAGGTTGACGGGAAATACAAGCCTAACGGTTCCTTCAAGGATGAAGATTACTTCGATGAATACGGGCGTCCGATAAACGGAGCTGAGTTCGCAAACAGGTGTGTGCTGAAGTTCCTGACTCGTACCAGACCCCGTATCTTCAGCAGAATACTATATAATATAGGTATAGACACACTTCTGCAGCAGGGCTACCTTGCCCAGCTCCGATATTTCCCGATAAACGTAATCAATCCGGCCAACGTTCGGAAGAACAGCACGGGCAGAGACTATGATGAGAGGTCTTTGTTTGCTGAGTACGAGAGGTGTTCGCTGAATCAGCAGCTTGCGTCCATCGTGAAGCGGTTGCTCAATCCGAAGGACGGAGTGCCAAGAAGGGGCATACTGGTATTCACCAGATTCATTGCAGAGAGTGAAGCCCTCTGCCGTGCCATTCCTGGCAGTGCGGTCCTGACTGGAGAGACCAAGCCGAAGGAGCGTAAAAGGATAATCGAGGACTTCAAGAGCGGAGCGATCAAGGTACTTGCAAATGTCGGAGTCCTGACAACAGGATTTGACTATCCAGAGCTTGACACTATTGTAATGGCCTGTCCCACGATGTCGCTTGCCAAGTGGTATCAGTGTGTTGGGCGCATAATAAGGCCGTTCCCAGGGAAGAGAGGTTGGGTGGTTGACCTCGGAGGCAATATCGAGCGTTTCGGTTACGTGGAGCATCTTCGCCTGTGTGAGCCGAAGCCAGGTATATATGTCATCAATGGATGGGTAAACGGAGAGTGGAAACCACTGACAAACGAATATTTCTAATGGCTACGAAATCATCAAAACAATCATTCAACAAGAGGTTGCTTGCAGCTATTGTGGCAGGTAAGGATAAGACAAGTGTTCCTGCGTGGGTCATGAAGGAGAACGGCCAGACAGAGAGCGAAATCCAGCAGGACTGCCTCCAATGGTTTGCGGCACAGTACCCTGTTCTATGGCAGGAAGGTATGCTCTTCCACATTCCCAATGAGGGCGTCCGTCTCGGGAAGATGGGTGCGAGGATGAAGAGGGAGGGAATACGCAAGGGGGTGGCAGACCTTTGTCTGTGCATCCCTCGCTGTGGTTATGGGGCTCTGTATATTGAAATGAAGAAGCCTGGAGGCTATCAGAGTCCAGAGCAGAAGGAATGGCAGCGCAACTGTGAGAAATACGGAAACCTCTATGTGGTCTGCAAGTCACTGGAAGAGTTCAAGGAAATAATAACGAAGTACCTCCGTGGTGAATACCAGCGTGAGGTCAAGAAGAAATAATATGGGTGAAGGCTGGCTAAAGATATATCGGAAACTGACAGAATGGGAGTGGTATAACCATTCTGAAATGGTTCATCTGTTCATACACCTTCTTATCAAGGCGTCACCGATAGATAAGACGTGGCAAGGAAGGCAGGTCAAGCGTGGTCAGGTGGTCATCAGCAGGCCAAAAATAAGTGCTGAGACTGGCATTTCTGAGCGCACAATCAGGACTTGTCTTGCACGTATGGTTGCATCGGGTGAAATTGAAAT